TAAAGTATTAGAGCAATAACTATATGGTGCATCAGGCTGTCCAAAAACAGGAGCAGTATCAAAACCATCAGTTGCCCATCCCCTGTACCAAGGGAAAAAGGGACGCGTTTGCTCTATAACACGAGCAACATCGGTACCAAATTCTTTGGGAAACATTGTGTCGTGATATTGATATCTCCTTAACAAAGAACGAAATGACACAATACGCTCTCCTTGATAGACCAAATACTGATCATCATCGGGAATATGAGCTGATGGAGCGAAAGAAGGTATTTCTTCAACATTACCTGGTGCATTAGATGAATCACCAGAATCCACCATAGGCGCAATCTCTGCCTGAGCAACAAAGTAAGATAAATCCTTCATATTACGTGATGTAGGTACAGAAAAAGCAATGTCATCTCCACCAGCAACCCAAACCTGAACTTTGATATCAGCAGAAGCAGTACCAGGTGTAGCAAGCTCATTGACAACATAAACTGATAAAGTACCATTATCTTCTCCTTCAACAGGAGCTATAGGACTACTATCATCATGGAGAGGCGACAGAGAAACTGTATCAATACCATCTAACCGATTCCAAGCTCGTACATCTGTCCACTTAACTTCATACTCAAAATCCCGAGATTCAGTAATATCAATGACAGTAGAATAAGTTTGATTAAAAGGTACTGCGCCACCTGGATTACCTTTCGGATTATAAACAATACGCAAACGACCTCTATGATATTCAGAACAAACTACATTAAACCTAAATTTAATAGAACCTTGCCAGCAATCAAAAGGAGTGCCAGCAAAAGCCAAGGCTGTAGCGTGATACTCAGTAAAAGTAGAAGTACCAAGTGTTTGCGTATAAAGTGGTGTAACACGAAATGAAGTCAGCAAATCATCTGAATCAGCACTTTCCGGCCAATCAAACTGTCGCCAATAAGACATACGTGAGGCAATAGAATGAATAGTCATCTCATCATGACCACCCAAACCCATGACACGTGTATCAACAGTAAGTTCATTCTTAGAATCAACAGAAAGTTTATTTAAAGTTTCAGCTGTATCAACATTAGCAAGATTACCGATATAACGCGGTGTATAACGTTGGGTATCTTGTAAATTATTAGGACGAGCATAACCAAATACCTTAGCTATATTTCCCAATGATTCAGCCACCATACCGGTAGCTTTAGCATAGGGTCCAATAATTGGAATTTGTGATAGTTGGTTAGCAGCACTGGCAACTGCTGAGGCAGGTGTACTGATAAGTCCATTTGGAGAAAATTCTCCTGATCCACTAGTATTATTATACTTCGCTTGTTCTTCGAATTTAGGAAAACCAAATTCATCCTGATCCACAATAGACTGTCCAGATTGAGCAGAGGAAGTGGTTGGTACAGATAAAGTAACATTCTCGGCCCAACAAAATACATTAACTGTAACTGGATCAGTACCACCATTTGCATGCTTCAATATATGAAAATCATGTATAGTACATCTGCCCATTTCTTCTTCCCAACCCACATTGGTAATATCCAACATGTTTTCGGGCCAAATAAATGGAAGACACAACTCACCACCTTGAGAAGAGCATGGGTCTATAAGCAAATGTGGCTTTTGGGATGCTTGAATTAAATCTTGTTGGAAAAAACCCCGATTAACAGTCACTTGATCATTAGCAAGATAAGGATTATAAGACAACATAGCTCGACCATAATAAAAGGAGTTACCATTAATTAAAACTTTAAGTCTTAAATTACATCGTAAATTACGGAATCTATTAATCTTATCTAACACATCTGAGTTACTAAAGAAATCTGTCCATGGATTAAATTGATGGAAAAAGTTAACATCATTCGGTGTCCATTTATAAGATTGAATCTTTAGAGGCCGACTCAAAAACGATCCTAAATCTGCGTCAGAAAATCCTGACAACTTAGTTGTAGCATCAGCATCAGTATCGATATTATAAGTCCATTGAGAATCACCATCAACGAACTGCACATTTTGGGCTGCGCTTGCCCCCTCGGTAGAACCCACCGAGAAAGGTTTATCATTAGTATTAATAGTAAGTAATATTTGATAATACGAAAACAAGAGCTACTTAACTCAATGTAACGCAGAGGGTTTAGATGGGTGGCGAACCCCGGCTAAATAACCGTATCCAGAACAGGCTGGATGCCAACATATGCAAAGCGAACACGACTATATATAAACACACAAATTAATACGCCACGGCGTAACCATATACATATAACTATTTTAAACTTATACCACGAATAGTTCCGGGGTTTGTACGAGTTTATTGTCATCACGGGACAGAGCCGACTTAAAAGTCATAACGGCGGTCTCGAAAGAGATGTTGAATTTTGCTAGTGGAGAACAGGATCCACGCGTTTTGTATCCTTACATAACAAGGCAAACAATAAGGCATCAACATGGTTTTAAAAGCAGTATAAAATATCCATTTCCATGAAGGATATCCACCAGTAGTGAATAGGAAGACATAAATCCAACGTTTATCAAATTTGCCAAATTTAAAAGTTACTTTCTCATAGTATAATAATACACCTAAAACTACGTATACCAATAAAGATAAATCCGCACAAATATGTTCCCACCAGTAAAAGGGATTAGCAGAAGTTCCAAGACAATGATCATCTACATTTAGCGGAATTTCTATTCCACATTGATTTTCATACTTAGATTCTAAAGGAACATCCTCTTCCTCGTCAAAATATTTGGCTCTAAACATTTTAAGACGATCTTCATATGTCACATCAAGCTCCTTACACGCATGAGTGAGATTACTAAGTTCTGCAACTTCTTGCATCTGCTTTCTACGAAATTCATATTGAACTTTACCATACTGCCACCATTCCCGCAGAGCTCCATCAATATTCATCGCAGATTGATCAGCAAGACTAACAACTTTCGACTCAAGTACTGTATGTAGTGATTTAAAAATTGACGCCTCATCCAAAGTACCATGAATGAGACCAGTATCCTCATCAAACCGGTTATGACGCTTCAAAAAATCAGCATCCTCATCCAACATATAAGGAATAGGTTCTGAAGTCTTATCGGGCATCGTAAATTTCATATCTCTTTTAGCCAAAAAATCGGCATAAGATATATGATTATACCAATCATGTCCCTTACGAACCGAACCCTTAACATCATCGCCATAAGTCATGACGGCAACATTAACACGAAAAGGTTCAGGATTTCCCATTTCCGCTGGGTACATGTGGTAATATGCGCATCTCATAAGCAAAGAATTAACTATACAATTAATGTATACTGTCATATTTTGGCCAGAAGGATTAGAACCACGATGAATAATTATATCCCCATTGTAAGCTACACATGAATAAGCAATTTCGCTTGCAATACCCTTCATAATAATTATATCATCTGATGTATATTGTCCACACGTTTGAGCAATCTCAATAAGACTAGCAAATGCAGCATTAATAAGGGCTGCTGGCATACGTAAGTCATACTTACTGTAATCACCCGCAAAAATTCTGTCTGTGCCAAATTTAGTCATATGACGTGCCAACTGATCCCATTCGGGTCCTTGTGCATTAATGCCTACAGCACACTCAGACACAACTGGGAAAATAGAGAGTAATCGAGCAACAGGTAAAAAATATTGGCGAACTAACATTTGAGTGGCCCAATCTGCAGCCTGAAATACCCTAACTTTAGTTTTACCTATTTTTGTGGGTTCATCCTTAACACAAGCTTTAAAAATGGAATAACATCTCTCACCATTTTTAAGTTTTGCACGCATAGCCTCAGTTTCCTCCAAAATCATCTTATCACATTTCGCTGGACAAGAATGAGTAGGATAATCTAGTGGATCAAGAAGAGTAATTAACTCACTTTTGGGACCACTCAAAGGAAAACCTTTAGAAGTACCTTTTTGCATTTGATCAATAAAACGAGCTCCATCACGTCCACATAGGGTTTCAAGTTCATCAAGCGGCTTAAGTTCATCACGTGTCATCTTAACAAAAGGCTTACTCAAAAACGTATCAATCAAACCATTAGTATAATCAGTATAAGCACGAGCAATCAAACTCGGTTCAACACCGGCGCCAGGATTTGCTGAATAAACTAGAGATTCCTGCCACATTTTCCACCTATGGAAACTTGGAGGACCATGATCATTTTCTACTCCAGTGATGGTGGTAACATGCTCAGAAATTGGGGTTTGTTTGACACTACTATGTGTCATAGAAACACGCTGTCCACCCTGTCCGAGATACTCAATATTGCTACCTTCAGGTAGAAAATTAATTGGAGATTTTGGGTGAATTTCTTGTGAAGTTAAAACCTGAGTATCATAACGTAAGGTAGGAAAAGTTCCACTACTGTGAGATGGAAAAGCACCTACCCATTTCTTGTGAGCTAAATTCATTGCCTCTTTCAATTCACCACGAGAAATAATCAAGGATTTGCCAGCAGGTGTGCCACTAACACCACGTAAATGCACTCCCGCGATACATGATGATTTAAAATTAGCTACAGCAACTGCCATACATAACCCAGTAAATGTATCGTAAGGACAACGATAAGTGTAACCAGGTCCTCCAGATTCCGAATCTTTTGTATAATTTATCCACATGGAATCACAACGAAGTGCTCCACTAGAATTACGGTACATAAAGGTGGAAGAACCACTAGCAGAAATAGTTTCTGGAAACAAATGCAGGATGTCAGCAAAAATTCCTCCAGAAGGAATGGAAACTATCGCAAGGTCTTTTCCTGGAATAGGAATCATATGCTCGACACTCATAAAACCTTTAAAAGAGGAATTGATAGTAGACCCTTCAGATTTTACAATACGAACTTTCATATCCTTCCGATTCTTAAAGAGATGTAGAGGAACAAGAAAAACGTTTCCAGATATAGCTAGAATATCACAGGTTTGTGCAAAGTTATTTTCCAAAAACGTACCATGAAATAAATTTTGTGAAATCTTCTTTACAACTTGATCATGTGTCATGGTTGCATTACGATCACAAATATGAATTTTAGCCGCAACCGCTGTAGCCCATGGATTAACTTCTCTATCCCGAGCAGTAATTTCCTCCACATTCTCAGGCGCCAAAGCATTTTGTTGAACACTTGACACCGTTCTAAACATGGCAATAAAATTATACAATAACTTTGCACTAAGACACACAGCGAACAACTGAAACTTTTTACTTCGGCGAATGGATTCAAATAATTCAACGGATATATCTCGTCTGCGGGCTAAAGAATCTAAACGCTCATCCCGCCAACATGCTAGTAAAGAAAAATATACTACAATGTGTAAAAATATAATAACGAAAGTGAATAATGGACACACGATATCAACAATGTACATCCCACCTAGCACAATAAATAATGATAATAAAAGCACATTACGACTAGCACTTTCACAAGCCAAAAAACCTCTAGTATTAATAAGCAAGTAAATAAATTTAACTAGACAATTTTCAAAGAAGTAGTATGGAACTAATCCCAGACAATAGTCGGTAAAATATCCCATGAATTCAAATTGACTAGCAATATAATCAAATGAGTCAGCAACCCCAGCTTGTTCTTCGGAAGTACAGGAACACAAATCCGATCCCAACAAACAAGTATCACAATAATTACGTGAAGAAATAAGTTTTTCTTGTTTAGCAATCAATGAACGCTGATTATCAAAATGATCCTTGCACATAGTGGTTGCCACCCTTAAAGTTTCAAGAATAGAGTGTTTACGCGTAGGATTTTGTCGATCAATAGGACGAGTGCCCTTAGACGAAGCTGCATGAGGCGTTGATAATGATAAATCCCATATATCATTAACAAGAGAAGAGCCTGGAAAGTAATCATTAGCTTTCTTAGAGTCCAATCGACCATCATCCAACTGAAAATCTTTCTTTGCAGCAACTTCTATATGAAGATCAGCACGTCGAACAATAGAAAAAGGACAAACAGAACCAGCATTACCATGATTCATGAGAGGAACATTACTGGTGATAACAAAAACACGAGGACGTATCTCAATTTTGCCTTTCTCATGAAGATCAGCTTTATTAGCATACGTAATCATATTATTATTTATATCTATCATCCGCTCAGTTGGTGACTTATCTAAGAAATCAACCTTAGTATTTCCCATATCATCAAAAAAGATTCCCTCAGTATCACCTTTCAGAGAGGAATCATATTTATCAGACTCTTTCAAAATAGCAGTCTTTGTAGGGTCGGGATTAGCTCCTGAGGCTTTTAAACAATCAGCCATGAGAATTTGAGAAACAGCAGATTTACCAACACCAGAAGGACCGAATATGTAAATAGTAAAAGGCGCATATCGCATACATCCACTTATACGTTTGGCCTTATAAGCTGCACGATTCTTGCGTAAAACTTCCATACGCTTTTCCAAAACTCCTTGTTGCCATGTACCACGAGCCGACTTATGAGATAAATCTGCAAGTGCTAAAGCCTCATCAAGTAAAGAGCCATATTCTAAGTCTGTCAGACACTTAGTAACTCCTCTGATTTCAACGGGCTTCTCATGTAAATTAAAAACCATAGCATGTTCGTGCATCTCAATCAAGGGAAAATATAAGGCATCTAAATCCCGGCTGGCATCAGAAGAAAAGAAAAGGGGGGCAAAAGAACGTTGCTTAAAACATTCGTAACCTCCCTCAATAAAAACAACAATAGTATCTAAAATTGCACCAACTAAATCAACAGCAGTGGAATGTTTCTGTAAAGTTCCAACTCTAAAAAGATCAACACCAGCAACAGACCACTTAAGATTAGTAACACTACATAAACCAATAGATGCTGCTACTGCAATCATATTCGAAATCTTACTAAACAAAGGAGCATTGCGAACAGCTTCCCACTTTTCATTTAGATCAGGGATAATATTCAACCAAC